TTAACTGTAAGATGTTTGACACTGCTGTCGATGCCATGTGGTATCGTCATACTTATCTTGAACGTGATACTGCTTGGGTTGACCAAGTGGAGGTGAAGTAGAGATATGGCACTTGCCCCGATGAATGTTGAAAACGTATTAGGTGAGTTCACCGAGAAAGAGTTTGGTAACTACTTCCACTACTCTGAGAATGCTAACAGAGTTGGAGGGTGTAAGGATTGGTGTTGTTTCCCCCACCTCGTATGGGTTGGTGGTTTACATCAAGCGTATCGTTATGCGAAGGTCAAGAAGACTGTTGCTTACGTTGTGACTGATGAAAATGATGACGGCAGTCCCGTTATCGAAAAATGGTTTCTTAAAAAGAATGTGGAGTATGTTGTATGATTAATGAAAATGGTATTGAAGTAATCCCTACCCATATTGGTGGCCTGTGGAATATAACTCATAACATGGCGGTAATGGAAACCGATGTCAATGAATACTTCTACAACCCTGAGTTGGACAAGTTTGGTAACAAAGATGACTGGGTCTGCAAAGACGGTTGGGAACGTATCATCGTATCCAATTATCTGACTGCACAAGAAGTTGACAAAATCTTTTTCAAATTATATTCAAATAACGCTTGACAAACACTGCTGTTGTTGTTATAATAAGTACTTAGTTAATCGAGTTGAGAGAGAGAATTATGTTTGATAATGAAGTTGGTAACCTAATGAACGATCTAGTAATGCTGATTGATGCTGCTGAGTGTTACAATGAAACTTACTACGACAGTGAGTACAAACGAATTGTCAACCGATTGGTTGAGTTAGGAGGATTAAAATAATGGGTATTCACGTAAACATTTATAAGCAGGGTGACTACGATTGCACCGCAGGTGGTGAGTCAAGTTACGCAAAAGGTTTCTGTGTTGTAAACGCAGAAGGGCCATTCGAACCGTGTGAGGACTACCCGTCCGCAACACTGGTGATGGCAGAACCAATTGGTGGTAGGAAAATCCTGAGAATGATTCCGACTTCGAAGTTGGGAAACAACATGACCATGTTCGGTGGAAACTATGCGGGTTGTTCTGACTCAAGGTTCTCAAGACTTTGTGACCAGTTACTCGGTAGTACGTTCTACGGTGCGGTTGCTATCCACGATAGGGTGGAAGGTTGAAATTAACGCTTGACTTTACTACAAGAAGTGTGTTATAATACTTGTATCGAAACCAATAATGAAAAGAGAGAATATATTATGAGCATGAATGACGTTTTACAAATTGAGACTATGGCTTACGCTGGCAAATCACCTTGGGGTGAGATTGGTACGCAAGTATCAAACGACCTATCCCCACAACAAATTATGACTAAGGCAGGTCTTGACTGGTCTGTCGAGAAAGTCCCGACCTTCGCAATCATGGGTGACGAACAAATCCCTACGGGTCAGGAAGCACTTGTCCGGTCTTCGGACAAAAAGATTCTAACCCAAGTTGGTACGAATTGGCATCCTGTCCAGAACGAAACTGCGTTTGAGTTCTTCAACGACTTCTGTCTGGAAGGTGGTATGGAGATGCACACTGCGGGTTCACTAAAGGGTGGCAAAATGGTCTGGGCACTTGCCAAGATTAACGAGTCATTCGATGTGTTGAAGGGTGACCAAGTAGATTCCTACCTGTTGTTCTCCAACCCACACGAGTACGGTAAGTCAATCGATGTTAGATTCACACCAATCCGTGTTACCTGTATGAACACCCTTGCGATGGCAATCAAAGGTTCTGCGGTTAACGGAATGAAACTTAACCACCGTAAGGCATTCGACCCTCGTAAAGTAAAAGAGACTATGGGTATCGCACACGAGAAGTTTGAACAGTACAAAGATGTTGCTCAGTTCCTTGCGGGTAAGCAGTTCACTATGGACGCATTGATTCAGTACTACAACAACGTGTTCCCTAGAACTTACCAAGGTAAGGAAACAGTCCAAGTCAAAACTGTTCAGGACTTGACATCGAACGGTCAGAAAGCGTTTGAGTTCTTGGAGTCACAGCCTGGCGCTGAGTTCGGAAAGGGTTCATGGTGGCAAGCACTTAACAGTGTGACCTACTTGACTGACCACCAGATGGGTCGTGAAGCAGATTCACGTATGACTTCTGCATGGTTCGGTGTCAACCAGACTCGAAAGATTAGAGCAGTTGAAACAGCAGTCGAATTGGCGACTGCTCAATAGGTGTATATATAATGAGAAGGGGAAAACAACCACTTGCGACACGAGCAAAACAACAGATATCCATTTGTTGCAAGACACTGTGTGAACGTGAAGTGGTTGAGGAGTACATAAAAGAACTTGAAGACGAAGTAGAATGGTACAGAGAATGGTGGAAACTATCCACCCAAAAAACTATTAATGGAGAAAATAATGAGTGAATTTAAATTAAACGATGTAGTTGCGGTAATGTGTAACTCAGGTGAATATGTAGGTAAGTTCAAACAAGAAGGTGCTAATACTATTACAATCACTGACCCCCGTATGGTGGTGAGTAATGAACAGGGACTTGGATTCGCACATGGTATTTGTGTTACTGGTAAGGCAGATGTGACTGAGGTTGACATCTATAAGAGTAGTATTTGTTTTGTGACGATGGTCAACGAAGACCTGCGTAAAGCATACACCACTAACACGAGTGGTATTATTCTGTAATGAAACGTAGGATACTCTGTTTAGATTATATTCTCTGTAATTTTCATAATCTAATAGCATTGGCCAAGGATGGTCATACAGTCTTTATGACCACATCCGAAGAGAATTTTCCTACTGCGTATTACGAATCTTTTGGTATAACAACGGTTGATTCTGTTACAAGTTCGAGAGACTCTTTGTTACAACAGTTTATAGTGTCTAATAAAATAGATACTGTAATCAACCAAAACCCAAACAGAGATGTGCATAATAGTCTGTTTCGAGACTTAGATTATATTGGAATTAGTTTGTTGAGTGGCCATTTGGAATCTCGTAAAGTATGGTGTCGAAAAAACGTTGGTGACCTCGGAGTTAAACTACCGAGATTGTTGGACAATATTGAAATACCTTGTGTTATCAAACCATGTAAGACACTCAATAAAAAGTTAGGCAGAATCCGTAATACTGTTGTTTTGTTAGATGAACGCAATGTCAAATATCTAGATGAACCTTACTATATAGAAGAATACCTGTCGGGTTGTATTGAGACCAATGTAGAGTTTGTTGTGTCTGGTGGCAAATGGTCTATACAACACTGCCAACAGGCTCTAGGTGAGGAGTCGTCAAAGATTGCGGGTAATCTTCGTCACTGGACAAAAACTGCGAGTTATGCCAAGTTGTCTGATGTCAATAGGTCACTTACCATAGATAATGCGACCAAGATTCTTGATTGGGTTGCGACATTGGGTGGTAGTTTTCAAGGTCAGTTAACGGGTCTAATCAAAAATAATGAGTGGTATTTCTGTGAGATAAACTCAAGACCTGCCCAGTGCAATAGTCTGCCAATTTTCTGTACTGGGGACGAGTATCTTGAATCGATGTTGGAGGGTAAACCCAATATCATTGGCAATGCGTTCCCTTGGGATGTTCATAAGGTGATAGTACAACCGATGACCCCAGATGCCATATATCCCTTTGAGTTACATGAGAAATATGGAGTGTCTGTACCTTGTGGTCTTGACATCATTGATGGTGAATATAGGGTCTCTATGATATGGTTTCGGGATACAGCACCAGAGGAATTGATGGGAATTGCTATAATTGACGACCAGATACCTGATGATTTCATCAAAGAATTTGAAAATAATTCGAACTTTTCGGTAAGTCATTGTTTTATATAGCATTCTTATTTTCGAAATAAGTTGACAAAAGGTGCCCAATAGACTATAATAGGTACTTAGTTAATCGAGTTGAGAGAGTTATTATGTTTTGTATTGAAGGTCGTCATGCCAAACCAGAGATTGTTGAAGAGTACGTTGTCCGTCTCATGCAAGCTTTGAAGATTCACCGATTCACTTCTAAGTTGATAACAGTCCAGTTCAAATCTGAATTGACTAATTATGCTCAGGGTCTATGTGAGGGTGACAAAGATTATGCCACCATTCAGATCGGCAAGTTCGATCAGACCTTCCTTCAACAGATGCAAGCACTTGCTCACGAGATGGTTCATGCTCGACAGTTCTTACGTGGTCAATTGAGTGCTGTAGGTGTGTGGAAGTGGAAGGGTCGCAATGCTGACAACTACGCTTACACTAACCAACCTTGGGAGAAAGAAGCATATCGTCTTGAACGTGAACTCTTTCTCGATTGTTTCCCGTTTGAGAAAATGGTGTGATTTAGGGGTTGACGATTGTTGTTTTGTGTGGTATAATACTTGTATTGATAATGAGAAAGGAAAGTGATTATGAGAATAGGTGATAGAACATTGTACAGTTTGTACACCGAAAAACATGAACGTAATCAGAATAAGGGTGCCACTTGGTGCGGTTTCCGTCAAAAAGATACCGAACGCCTGAAGACCTACCGAGCAGAGTGGACTTTCCAGTCTAAGATTACCAACCCTGAGTTCACGTCCATTAAGGACGCAGAGAAGTTTGCGAAGAAAGTTTACAAAAGTAAGACTTGGTCAAACCTCTGGGCAAAATCTGTCGAAGAAGATGTTGGTCGTATATTCAACAACTACCCTACTGTAGTGCAGAGTAAGAGTCGCAGTAAGAAACTTGCGGGGTCTACTGACGGTAAGGTTGTCTCACTAGACTTGATTAGTGGTTTGAATGTATACACCCTGTTGCATGAACTTGCTCACACTCTGGGTCATATGCACCACGGCCGTTCGTTCCGTCAAACTCTGTTGACCTTGGTTGGTCAGTTCATGGGTGCGAAAGAGAAGAAGACTCTCAAAGAAGAATTTAAGAAGAAGAAACTCCACAGTGGTGACGCAAAGAAACCGCAGGAGTTTGACAAGTGGGTCGAGACTAAAGAACGACTGGAGAAAATGCGTGATGCCAAGTGGCTTGCCGAGAACGCATAATGACTAAAGGTATATTAGAGTATGACTGCGAAGACCCACCCGCGATAACAGAACTGGAAATGGACTATTTTGAATTCCTTACTTTGTGTAAGGAACGGGGTGTCGATGAGAGTAAGTGGCCCTCACTAAAAAGATTTGCGAAATTACGCAGACAACTAATGAATGAATGAGAGTGATATGAGTATAATAGATAATGATATGAAAAACGCACACAATATTGAGACGGTCAGAACTGACATGCCTCCGATTGAGGAGATTGCAAACAGTAAACGATGGTTCAAGTCCGCAACCCCCAAACAAACTTTGGATTGGTATCTCAAGTGGGTGGCATCTATCTTGCTTCTATGCGGAATGTCTATGAGAGGAATTGACGGTCTGCAAATATATGACTTGACAATCTCGGTCATTGGTGTTATACTATGGTTATGGGTTTCGATGTTGTGGAGAGACCGTGCATTAATCGTTGTGAACAGTGTAGGACTATTATTACTCATCCGCAACCTTATACAATTACTCTATGGAGATACATTATGAATTTTAAACATGAACCAGTCACGTTGACTGAAATGAATGCAGTGACCACTGATACTGGTCGTAAGTATATGACACCCGAAGGCATTAACCTTCCGTCTATTACAACGGTGCTATCCATTTTGTCACGTGACTCCATCGCCAAGTGGCGTAAACGTGTTGGTGATGCAGAGGCGAACCGTGTCTCATATCGTGCATCGACCCGTGGTACATCTGTTCACGAAATCTGTGAGAAGTACGTGAACAACGACCCAGCCTATGACAAGTTCATGGCAACCGACCCCGACACTGGGGAACAAACGTTGACTACCCGCACACCTGACCTAATCGATTCTTTCCTAAAGATTAAACCAATCCTCGATGAACGTCTGACTACGGTGTACGCACAAGAAGCACCCCTGTACTCTACCCATCTGGGTGTTGCAGGTCGTGTGGATTGTGTGGGTATCTTCGATGGTAAACTATCCATCATTGACTACAAGACTTCTATGAAACCCAAGAAACTCGATTGGGTTAAGAACTACTTCATGCAGGAAGCAGGTTATGCTGTAATGTGGGAAGAACGTACTGGTCAACCGATTACTCAGTTGGTTACTATTATCTCTGTTGATAATAACGAACCTCAAGTCTTCATCGAACATCGTGATAACTGGATTAATACGTTAAGAAATACAATTAAACAGTATAATGAGGAAAACTCTGCTTCCATTTTGTTATAAATAGTGGTATAATAACATTTTACTTATGGGAATTCGATGTTACAGTTTAGTCAACTCAATGAGACATCTCTCACTTTTGCTGAGATTGTACGTCCTGACAGGGCGTACCGTGCAGACCTCTTTATTCAAAAACTAAAATCAGGCGAACCCTTTGAAACTACAAAGGGTGACTCGATAGTTTTACAGTACGACCCCGCAATTGAAAAGGCGATTCGTACAGGTGATAAAAAGGGACTACCAATCAAGGCACTAAAAACCTTGGATGGCACAGAGATTGCGTTTGGTGTACTCTCAAAGACCGCAGAGTTTGGTGGTGGCCGTGGTTCTGGCGGTGGTTCGGATAACACCCGTGCAACCGAATCCGCTCAGTGTGTCTACGCACAACTTATGTGGGACAACCCCAAAACAAACTTCTCTCCTGACGAACTCCGCTCCACCTTTACAAAGGTTCAGGTTGACGCAAATTTGTCTGATGTTCTTCTTGGTGATGACCAGTGGATTGCATCATCTATTAACACGGCAAAACTTCTCCATAAGGTATTAAAGAAGAAACAGTACACGTGGCATCGTGGTTCACAGTGGGTTAGTAAACTTGAAGACACCTTCAAGAAACTCAACCGTGAAGAGAAACTATTCAGTAATCTAAACAAATGGACTCCTGCCGACATCTGGGCAATCGCTCGTGGTGCAGAAAACAAGTATAATATCCTTGACGCAAATAGTATTTCCGAGTTAAACAATGAGTTGATGAAAGCCTATGCTGCTCGTGATATCATGGGTATCTCACTCAAACAGACGGGTAAAAAATCTAAGTTGTCGCAAGTTAACTTCCGTGCTCCATTCGTACCACCAAAATTCATCAAACAAACCTTCGGTAAAAGAAACTTCTACGGTGCGAAGGATGGGTACTTGTTTGGGTCTGGTGGATTCGAACTTCAATTCCGAACCTTCCCAACCTTCCAGTGTGAGATTATAGGTAAGAAAGCAAAACACGGTAAAGTATCCTACGGTGGTATCAGTGATGCTATGAAGGATGCTGTCGGTAGACCACTTACTCAGAAGAAGGTTGTAGAACAATTACTCAAGAAAAATCCAGTGATGTTCTATGAACAGTTCTGGAAGTACTATGTGATGACTAGTGTAAAACAAAGTGACAGTAAAGAAGAACTGATTGCAAATCTAGAGAAGAAAGGTTTCGAGTGGTCTGTATCCAAGTACATGGTATTAGAACTGTTCACTTCGATTAAGGGTAGAGAACAACAAGTGTTAGACTATATTGTTCGTATTGCAAAGTCACAAACAAAGAACTCAGCCGTTCACTTGAAGGTGTTGTAATGAAATTTAAGAACTTTATAACAGAACAAAAGAACACTCACATGACCCATATCGAGGATAAGGTTCTCTATGGTGGTGTGAACGGTACACGTCAAGCAATCAATGCACTACGTGAACTCCGTGATATGTTGTCTGGTCAGACTAAGAGTAAACTGTCAACCAAGTGGGACGGTGCTCCCGCAATCTTCTGTGGCACAGACCCTAGTGATGGAAACTTCTTTATTGCAAAGAAAGGCATTTTCAATAAGAATCCCCAACTCTTTAAGTCTGCTCAAGAGATTGATGCAGAACTTTCGGGTGACCTTGCGGTCAAGATGAAACTCGCATTGAAACACGTACCTGAACTTGGTATCAAGGGTATCATTCAGGGAGATTTCTTATTCTCAACCGGAGATACTAGTAATGAGGTTATTGAAGGTGACAAGTATACAACCTTTCATCCCAACACCATCATATATGCGATACCTTATGATCAAGCTGCCGATGTACGAAAGGCGAAGATTGGAGTCGTGTGGCACACAACCTACACAGGTGATACTTTCGAGTCACTCAAGGCATCCTATGGAGTGGACGTATCCAAATTTAAGGATTCGAAGAATGTCTGGTCACAGGACGCAATGTTAAGAGATGTGTCTGGTGCGACTATGGATGCGAAGGAAACTAAGGAAGTTACGGAACACCTAAGTAAAGCGGGTAAGATATTTAACCAGATTTCTGGTTCTACTCTCCGTGAGTTAGAAGGTAATAAAGACCTCGCAACACTAATTGAACAGTATAACAACACTTTTGTGCGGCAACAAACGGTCATTACTAACACTAAAGCGCACGTTCAGGGTTTAATCAAGTGGTTGGATGCAAAGTTTCAGAAAGAGAAAGATAAGAGAAGTACTGAGAAAGGTAAGGCAACCCAACAGAAGAAGTTGGATGACTTTATGAAGTTCTTCTCCACCAAAAATCAAAAGAATCTAGTTGCGATGTTTGATTTACAAAAAAGTATTGTACTTGCAAAACTGAAACTTATAAATAAACTTAATAGTATCTCTAAAATCGATGCGTTTGTACAAACCAAAACTGGTTATAAGATTCGTACAGGTGCAGAGGGGTTCGTTGCTATTGACAAGTTAGGTGGTGACGCGGTCAAGTTAGTTGATCGACTAGAATTTTCTTATAATAACTTTAGTCCAGATATCCTAAAGGGTTGGGACAAAGTTAAGAAATAAATGGGATAAACCAGAGAGGTAAACCAATGTCCAAACTAATCGGACTAAAAGAATTTATTAAGGTACTCGAATCACCGGACGAAGCATTGAATATGCAACAACGTCTGAAGATGGCACGTACCTTCAAGAAGAACAAAGCAAAAATCGCAATGGGTCGCAAACGTGCGGAACGTAAAGTTGCTGATATGCCCACTCTAAAGAAACGTGCACAGAAACAAGCACGTCAAGTCTTCCTCAAGAAAATCACTAAAGGTGTCGAAAAGGGCGATCTCTCTATGGCACGTAGAGCGTCCATCGAGAAACGATTATCCAAGTTTAAACCTAAGATAGATAAACTAGCAAAGAAACTACTTCCTGCGGTACGTAAGGGTGAACTAGCTAGAAAACGAGGCGGAAACAAGAGTGATTAAAGATTTTAAATCATACCTAACCGAAGAAGCGAAGGAGGTTTATTTTACGTTTGGTAGAATGAATCCACCTACTATCGGTCACGGTAAAGTATTAGATACTATTGCAAAAAAAGCAAAGGGTGCGGACTATAAAGTCTACGTATCCCAGTCACAAGGGCCTAAAGACCCACTGTCATATTCTGACAAGGTAAAACACCTACGTAAGATGTTACCCAAACATGGTCGAAACATCATGGTTGATAAGGGTGTACGAAGTGTGTTCGATATCGCAACTAAGTTGTATGACCAAGGATACAAACGAATCACTATGGTAGTCGGAGAAGACCGTCTACGTGAGTTCGAAGTCCTGTTGAACAAGTATAACGGAACCAAAGCACGTCACGGTTTCTATAATTTTGAGAAGATATCTGTTGTATCTGCTGGTCGTAGAGACCCAGATGCAGAAGGTGTTGAAGGTATGTCTGCGTCTAAGCAACGTGCCAATGCAAAAGAGAATGATTACACCGCATTTACTCAGGGTGTACCAACGTCTATGTCCGATAAAGATACACGGAAGTTATTCAATGATGTACGGAAGGGACTAGGTCTCAAGGAAGAGACATCTTTTAAACGTCACATTAACATGGGTTCTGCGGGTGATATCCGTGAAGCATATGTTGAAGGTAAGTTGTTTGAACTTGGCGACATTGTTGTTATCAAAGAAAGCGAAGAAGTCGGTGTGGTATCTGTACTGGGTGCGAACTATGTTATCGTTGAATGCGGTGACAAGAAAGTTCGCAAGTGGTTGGATGCTGTTGAACTTGTTGAGAAACAGGACAAGGACATCAAAGACCGTGAAGGAACTCAACCCGCACGTTATCATTCAGGACTCAAGAAGTCTACCAAGGTAAAACGTGACGCACACTTCAAAGCAAAGAAAGATGGCCCTGCGCCAGGCGATGCGACTGCCAAGACTAAACCATCCAAGTACACCAAAGCATTCAAAGATATGTATGATGAAGACTGTTGGGATGGGTATAAACAAGTAGGTGTGAAGAAGAAAGGGAACAAGACTGTTCCTGACTGCGTACCAGTAAATGAGTATGGCGGCCCTGAAATCTCCAAAGCAGATTACCTGAAGAAACAACGTAATAGTACCCCCCCTATCAAAGAAGATGTTTCTCAGAAAGAGTTGGATGACCTAGAAAAATTCGGTGATAGATTACTCAATAAGTTTGATGTTGATATCGAATTCACTCGTCACTTCAAAGACCGTATGAACGACAAACGTAACAAACCTGCTATTACTGTTGTAGAGATAGAACGTCTATTCAAGAAGATGGCAGATAACAAGGGTAAGAAGATTAAGAAGCACGGTAACTCAGAAGCAATCCTCAAGGATATGCAGTCTGACCTAAACCTACCTGTTGTGGTTAACTGGAAGAACGGTGAGTTCGAAGTTGTTAACAAAACAATAATGCGTAAGAAGGGGTTCAAGTCACCCGATCCAGTTCTCACTTACGAGGGTAAGATGCTCGACAAACTGAAATCAGTAACTATTGGTAAGAAGTCATATCAGGACGCATTAAAAACACTCCAGACTTTGTTGATACGCAAAAAGAAAGAGGGTGGTGGTAAACTGAGACATGGTACTGAGTACTACGCTGCACAAGTCGCTAAGTCATATCAGGGTATGAGTGACCGAACTCTCCATAAGATGTTAGGAGAAGATTGTGGTGCTGGTGAAGAAGGTACAGACAAACTCATCAAGAAGTATAAGAAAGATACTCCGATGTCTGAAGATGCAGTCAAGGCAGCGCAGGAAAGAATCAAGTCTGAAAAAGATGCCGACAAGAAGAAGCATGATGGACTACTAGATCGTGCTAGACTTGCTCGTGCAAAAGCAAAGAACGCGAGTACAAAACCATGATTAAGATGGCATTAACCAGACGGGCGGGTGAACTCATTGAGGGTGCTCTTGCGGATAAGTCTAAGAAGTCGGGTATCTCCGTAGATACATTAAGAAAAGTATACAATCGTGGTGTTGCCGCATGGAAGACTGGTCACCGGCCAGGCACTACTCCCCAACAGTGGGGATATGCCCGTGTAAATGCCTTCATAGTAAAGAAGAAAAAGGGTGGTCTGAACCACGATAAGGATTTAGCATAACATGAAAACTATTAAACAGTTGTTAGAAACGTATCAACAATTCTTGGATAAGTCACCTAGTAACTGGGGTGAGGAAAAGGTAGTTGCCTACGGAGAAAAGAAAGGTTACAAAGTGATCGGTGTATGTGGCCACGGTAGGATAGACGGTATCGTACTGTTCGGTCTGGATGCGGGAGACAAGAAGTATGTCGGTAAGGAAGCAAAAGTCAAGACTGGTCAAACAGTATTCCGTTATGCTACTCGCAATAGTATGGCAGGTGACATCTTTCCGTTAGTTAAGATTGATGTTAAGAAAGGTCTTCTGTATAACCTATCTCAGAAGTCAAGTGAAGGTGAGATTGAACACGCAGAGTTTGAGACCAAAAGTGTTAAGTTGCGTTACTTACGTCTTGCCGCGACTGCCAACCTCCGTGATATTACTGGGTTCGATCCCGGCTTTGGTTCAATGAAAGAGTCTGTTGAAGAAGGTAAGAAACCTTCTGCCGCTGATAGACTGACTTCTCGACTCAAGAAGGGTGGAGTGGACTTGGATAAAAGAGCTAAGGATAGAAAGTCTGAACACGACAAACTGAAGAAAAAGTATGCCAATGAGTCTGTAGACCTTGACGAAGGTAAGATGAAAGAGTTTCATGGTTACGTAAAAGCAGGGAAGTCCGCAGAGTGGATTTCTAAAAAGATTGGTATCGATGTCAAAGCAATAAAGGATTTCATGAAAGATATGAAAGAATCAAACGAATTACAAGAGGGTAAGAACTTCATCCCCGACCTTCAAAAAATCGTAAAGAATAAGAGTGCGGGTAAAGTTGGTGGTGTCATGATTGATATGTTTACCGCCAGTGCTATCACCCAAGCATACGATAAAGTTAACCCCGCAATGAAGAAGAAGATGGAAACATCTGATGTTAACAAGCTTGTTGGACTTGCACAGAGACTCATGGGAGAGTCTGTAGAAGTTGAACAGGTTTCCGAAGCAATTAAAACGTTTAAAGATATTAACGAAGCAATTATGTCTACTTGGACAGTTACTGTTCAAAAACCAGTTAATAAGCTTAAGAAAGGTGATAAGCAAGTTGTTAACGCTCGTTCTGCTTTTGAAGCAATTAATAAAGCTATGAAGTTGTGGAAAGACCCTGCTCTTAAATCTGCTTCTGCTGATTCATTTAAGATTACTAAGGAATCTCTTGATGAAGCATCTGCAAGAGCAGACGCAATGAGAGCAATGGGTAAACGTGGTAAGGACAGTGCGGATGATGATAATGACGCAACCGATGATGACCGCAAGGCGGCATCTAAGAATGTTCTAATGCAAGTACGCAAAGCATCCGACCTACCCAAAGGTGGGGATATTGAGTTTGAAAACGGTAAGAAGGGTAAGATTTCTCAAGACGATGCACAGAAGATGACTCGACTGTTCGGTATGTTGAAGAAACCACAGGACAAAGAAAAGTTTCAGAAAATAATTTCAAAAGATTTGAAGTCTCTTCAAGGTCTTCTTAAACGATTGGGAAAACACTGAACCATGAAATCCTTTGACGAACATTGCAGTTGTGTAAAAGAATCATCTCTGATTGAGAATAATCAGTACAGGGTTGGTTCTGAGAAATACTTCGAGTACTTCCGTGATGTTCGTGAAGCATATCATGCCGGAGAACTGACAGTAGACCCCAGTGAGATTGATATCGTTGAGGGTAACCTTGGTGAGTTCGCAACCTATAAGGGTGAAAATGTTGCGTTAGATTGTATCTTCGAAGCAGAAGAGAAGAACCCACCATTGAACAAACCCAAAGTCGGTGGTGCAAAGAAGTACTATGTGTATGTCAAGGATGGAGACAAGGTAAAGAAAATCTCTTGGGGTGACACCACTGGACTCAAAGTTAAGTTGAATGACCCAGCTGCACGTAAGTCTTTCGCTGCACGACACGATTGTGCGAACAAGAAGGACAAGACTAAAGCAGGATACTGGGCGTGTAACCTACCACGTTATGCCAAACAACTCGGACTATCTGGAGGAGGAAACTTCTTTTGGTAAATTATGTAACTAGAGCATATACCGAATTATCAGTAAGTAATGGTAAGATAAGGGTATTCCGAGAGGATGTATCCGAATCACAATTGGTTTGGCATATGGATGAGCGGGATAGGAGTTTCCACGTTATAGAGGGTTGTGGATGGATGTTGCAACGCGACAACGAAGAACCTGTAGATATGTTGGAAGGTCATAGTTATAGTATAGATAAGATGGAGTATCACCGTATCCTAAAGGGTGACGGTGATTTAATAATTAGAATATATGAAGCTGCTTAATGTATTATATCGTGGTGGTGCTGGTGGCGAATTCTTTGGTGGATTGTTAACAGAACATCATAGTATTGCTACCAAAGGATTGCGGTATAACACTGAAACCGAAAGATGGTTTCTAGAGAGGGAAGATTACCAGTCACACGAACCAGAGGTGACCAGAGTACACCCTAGAGATGTACAGAGACCGATATGGAATGGCAGTCTATGGAATGTAAGGTTAGACCACGGATATGGTTTTCCTATCAATCAAGACTTCTGGATTGATTATCTCTGGAAAGATTGTAATGAGAACAAGACTATATTGTTCTTATCTGTAACAAGAGAAAGTCTTGATTACACCCAGAGTCTTGCTAAGAAGAAACTAATTAAGACCTCGGATCACCAGTCCGGTCAAGATATGATAGATGATGGTATCCTAGATGTTGAACAGTTCTGGGATAGACCTTGGGAATCTCAAGCATACTATTATAATATGTTCATGGAGATGATACCAGAAGGACAGAGTGTCCACGTAGTAGACCCGTATGAACTGTTGTTTAAAGACGATGATAGTACGGTAAAAGAATTAGACAAGTTAACTGATTACCTTGGGATAACATATCCAATCAATTGGTTAAATAAAATAAGTTCTTATAGGACTAAAAATATTAATCTTATAAATAGAACTATACCAAATTAAACACAGGGTTCACGAACATGGCATCGGAAACACAGTCTTCAAGGTTAGCAAGAATAGAGATGGACTCTGTTGCTAGATTTGACCGTCTAGAACAAAAACTGGATAGACTTGCCGAGGCATTAGTTACGTTGGCCCGTGTTGAGGAGAAGATGAGTTCCTTGGAAAGAAACAATGAAAATAACTATGATAGGATGAATAAGTTCTCTCAGAAATTAGATGATATAGAAAAGAAGGTTGATGAGAACGCACATACTGTTGCGATCATCAATAAAGTAGTTTATTTAATCACTGTCGCTGTAATCGGTGGCGCAATCAAATTAATGTGGATGTAACGGAGAACAATGATGAGAACTAAAGACATGAGAGGGTTGATGGAAGCAATATCTTCCGTTATGACTCCTCAAGTAACAATAGACGAAGCCCGTCAAATGAAAGACCCAAAGAAAGACTCTATGATTACTAAAGGTGGTAAGACCATCGTAATCGATAAGTCTAAAGAGAAAGAATACCTTGCAAAAGGTTGGACTCTTTCTGAGAAGAAGAAACTCGACCCTGTAGACGATAAGGCAAACGATAAAGAATTTAAAGACCGTAAAGACAAAGACATCGATAACGATGGTGATGTTGATTCGTCTGATGAGTTCCTGCACAAGAAACGTGCTGCAACGGATGATGCAATTGATGGTGGAGACAAACCCGCCAAGAATGCTAAACCTAAGAAGGAAGCAGTTGAAGACGAAGACGAAGACGGTAAGAAGAAGTCTAAGAAACCTAATCCATTCGCTAAGAAGAAAGACGATGGCGAAGAGAAGGATTCCGAAGATAAGTCTGAAGACGATTCTGATGATGACGAAGAGAAAGAAGTGAAAGACCCTAAAGTTGCTGGTAAGAAAGATGACAAGAAGAAAGTCGCATCTAATGCCAAGACTGCTGAAATCTCTAAGATTGGTGAAGGTTACACCACTAACGAAGAAATCAGAGGACTAGCTGACGCAATCACAGAACTCCACAATATGTGGGAATCTGCCGCACGTAAGTCTAATGCAACCAAACCTGAAGAGATGGATTCTAAAGACTCTCCCAAGGCAAAAGAGTTTGCCAAGAAGTCTGGTAAAGGTTCTGAAGAAGTAAACAATGATATAGAAGATGCAAAAGTAAAATCTAAGTCTGCCGAAGATGCAACTAAAGCATCATCTGGTAAGCGTAATGTAGACAACACTCTCGGTGACAACAAGATTGTCAAGTCAACTGTTGCAGAAGACGCAGATAACGTTATTGCACAAGCACAAAACATCATTGATGGTAAGACCATGAGTGAGATTGCCGCAATGGAAGAACCTAAATCAAAGAACCCGCATGATGCACGTACTAGAGAAGCACGTTCATTCCTACAACGTATGGCTAAGAGAGGGTAATCATGATACAGTTACTTGGAACAGAAGCTGCCTGTGGAGATTCCACAGGTACAGCATCAAACTTTAGTGGTGCATCACTTGTACGACTATACAACTCAACCACCTCTGACCATCTAGTAACACTGGAACAGACTGGTGGTACTGATATCGGAACACTTACCCTTACAGCAAAGGGTGTTGTTGAACTAAGAAAATTACCGACTGATAAAATCTTTGCTGCCAATGTTGGTGTCAAGGGTGTTGCAGTTGGATTCACTTACTAAATTATAGGAACACAATATGACTATTCAAGCTCCCGCATGGTGCGAAAACGCAGTACCGACAGCGAACGGTTGGACAGACCCACAGACTGGTGAAGTGTATTCTTCTGGACGATTCACCCCAGAACAGATTGCAGAGTTTCACGGTGTAACCGCACCACAGAAAGCACCAGAAGTACTGGTAGAAGTTCCGGTCAATGACTTTACAAAATCTCAGGGTCATTACAAAACTCCAACTATGTTAACTGAAGCACCTGTTGGTGGTAAGTCTCTTGACGAGATGACTAAGATTGAACTTGAAGCACTAGGACGTACCCACGGTATCGAACTTGACCGCAGAAAGTCTAAGTCAGACCTTATTGACGAAGTAAAAGACTTACTTTAAACAAACCCTAAGTAGAGGGGTATACTAAAATACCCCTTTTACTTGGAATTACATAATGTTGCAACTCACTAAAGACAACCTTACTCTATACGCTGCACAACACTATGTCAATCCCCTGTGTATTGATAGTGAAGAGTTCTTCGAAGACCTCAAGAAATTCAAGTACGTAAAACGGTTACTCAATCGTTATAGAGACACGGGTGTATTATCCGAACGTCTCATACTCAACCATCTAATAGTAATATTCAACGTGTTTGGATACCAAGCAGGATTAGACATCCTTGAATTAAAGGTAGAACTCGAACACTGGGGTACACTCAAACCATTCCTTATATTCCTCAAGGCAATCAACAACACCGAATATACCAATATAGAAATGGATAAGGTTGTTGTCGAATCACTCCGAGCGATAACAGACAAATAAATTAAAAACATTTGAATTTAAGGTATAAATAGTATTATGGGAATATTAAAAACAGCAGCAGACTTAGTATACACGATTCGGTTCTTGAAACTGTTAGTCACTCCGATTGAGAACACTGACGCATTCAAGAAAGGTATTGTTGATATAAACGGTAAACGTAAGAAGGAATTCAATACGAATAGTACTGATGACCGTGATGCGTATCGTTCACACTATACACCTTTCCACCGACTTGTATTCAACCTCAAGAAGATCATGGCGAAAGCACCAGGCGGTTCGTCTGTGATTGCACGTTATGGTGCCGCACTCGCACTCATTAAAGAACACGGTGAACTGTCTGATAAGAATCTAGACAGGATACACAATGCCACTGGTATCGATATTTTGGATTGTCTTGCAGAAGACTCTCAGTGGTTTATGATTGAGAACAAAGAACTATCCCACGGCATCTATCGCATGAAATACGATACTGTCACCGCAAACTCCGCTGGGAATACGATACAATGCGAAGATGTTGTTAAGAAAGATGACAAGGTACGAATATGTCTGGGTCATCAAGAACCTATTATGGAAGTATTAGGTATTGACATCTATAAAGGAATACACCTGAACTCTAACCAGTGGGTGTATTTCACAACCGGAGAAATAGTTCGATGAGAAATTTCAATAAGTTTTATGAGGAGATGACCAGTGTTGGTTCAGTGGCCGGTCTTACTGGCGAACCTCCTGTTCATCTAAAGAAGAAGAAGAAGAAGAAACCCGATGTTGTAAAACGGTTCATGGCTAATCGTAAAGAACACAAGGGTGTAACGCATAGGAAGTAAATTATGTTAAGTGGATTATTAGGTAGTCTGTTAGGATTTGGTGGTTCTGTTGTACCCGCAATCACCGGACACTTTCAAAAGAAGTCGGACAACAAGTTCGAACTCCAGAAGATGGAGAAAATGGCAGAACTCCGTGCAAAGGGTTTTGACCATGAAGTCAAGATGTATGAACAGCAGGGTGCGGATAAAGAGCATGACCGTCTGATTCAACACGACATTTCAATCAACCAAGGTACAGGTATCATTGCAGGTCTACAGAAATCTGTACGTCCAGTAATTACATACGCATTCTTCGGTCTGTTCGTTACAATCGAGATTGCACTTCTAAGGGAAGCACTGGATAGTGGTTTGCCACTTGCAGATTCTCTGGGACTATTGTGGGATGGTGACACCAAGGCAATCTTTGCCGCTATCATATCGTTCTGGTTCGGTTCTCGCGCCATAGACAAACAACGAAAATAAATTTCAAATAAGCTTGACTATACCCCTTAATTGGGGTATAATACACCAATTGAAAAATCTAAGGGGTATATATAATACTACCCCCCAGAATAACTATACTTATGGAAAGTGAAAATGCCCCTCAAAATTGACAAGAAGAAAGACTCCCTACTAGAAGAATACGCAGTTGGGATGTTAAAAGATTTTTATTTAAATGATAATGAAAAAAGTCCTCAAGAGGGGTTCGCAAGAGCATCACAAGCATGGAGTAAGTACCGAGATGAAATGGACGATGAGTTAGCTCAACGTCTATACAATTACGTCTCTAATAAATGGTTCATGTTCGCATCACCTGTACTATCTAATGCACCTAGTGGTGATAAGAAAGGCAAAGGTATGCCTATCAGTTGTTTCCTTACCTATGTACCCGACACACTAGAAGGTCTGATTGGACACTCATCCGAGTTAAGATGGTTATCCGTCATGGGTGGTGGTGTAGGCGGTCATTGGTCTGATGTAAGAACTGTATCTGATATTGCGCCTGGCCCAATGCCGTTCCTTCATACTGTTGACGCAGATATGATTGCGTACCGTCAAGGTAAGACTCGCAAGGGTTCCTATGCGGCATACATGGATGTGAGTCATCCAGACATCATCGAATTCTTAAATATGCGTGTACCTACGGGTGACGTACAACGTAAAGCATTGAACCTACACAATGCTATCAATATTACTGATGAGTTCATGGAAGCGGTTACTAGTGGTAACACGTTCGACCTACGTGACCCCAAGGACGGTTCTGTCAAAGAATCTGTCAATGCACGTAAGTTATGGGAACGTATCCTAGAGACACGATTCCGTACTGGTGAACCGTACATGAACTTCATTGACACCGCAAACGCATCGTTACCCCAACCACTGAAAGATAAAGGATTGAAAATACATGGCTCTAATCTATGCAATGAGATACATTTACCCACAGATGCACAACGCACTGCCGTTTGTTGTCTGTCTTCTCTAAATCTGGAATACTACGATGACTGGAAAGATACCAGTATTGTTCGTGACATTATCCGTATGTTGGATAACGTCTTGCAGTACTTCATTGACAATGCACCCGACACAATTTCACGTGCAAGGTTTAGTGCCTCCCGTGAACGTAGTATCGGACTTGGTGCAATGGGATTCCACTCACTATTACAGAAACATGGAGTGGCATGGGAATCTGAAGCAGCACGAGAAATCAACAAAGTCGTGTTCCGTCATATTCAAGACGAAGCTATCCGAGAAACCGAGTTACTCGCCACCGAACGTGGAGAGTATCCAGACGGTGAAGGGAGTGGTAGACGTAATTCTCACCTTCTTGCAATCGCTCCAAATGCGTCAAGTGGTGTTATCCTGTCAACCTCCCCGTCCATCGAACCACTGAAGGCGAATGCATACACCCACAGAACACGTGCGGGTTCATTCCTTGTAAAGAATAAATACCTTGACCAATTACTTACTGATAAGGGTCAGAACAACGAGTCCAACTGGACATCGATTATCACTAACAAAGGTTCGGTACAACATCTACCATTCTTCACAGAAGGTGAGAAGGCAATCTTTAGGACTGCCGCAGAGTTGGACATGAACTGGGTTGTTACCCATGCGGCAGAGAGACAACCGTTTATCTGTCAGGGTCAATCCGTTAACTTGTTCTTCCCGTCTGGTGCGGACAAGTCATATGTAAACAAGGTACACATAAAAGCATGGAAAGAAGGACTTAAAGGTCTGTATTACCTACGCACAGAAGCAAAACAAAGAGCAGAGAATGTATCTGAGAAGGTAGAACGTGTGGCACTTGCGGGTGATATGCGTAGTATAGTCTATAGTAAAGCAGACTGTCCTTTCTGTTCAATGGCAATGGAAGAACTGAAGTTGAGAGGAATACCTTATGATAAGATAGACCTCAAAGAAATCGGTAAGACTGCAAAAGAAGTAACAGGACGAGATGTTAAGACAGTCCCCCAAATCTATATTGAAGGTGAGTATGTAGGTGGATATGAAGACTTAATGGAATATTTAAATAAACCAATAGAGACAAGCGAAGACGATGAATGTCGCGCTTGTGAGGGATAAGACAGATGGCACTACTAGAATTTAGCAAAACATACAAACCATTCAAGTTTCCGTGGGCCGTAGAACTGACCAAGAAACATGAAGAGATTCACTGGACAGAGGATGAGGCAGATTTATCTGAAGACATCCAAGATTGGAAACTTAAACTTTCTACACAGGAAAAGGAATTCATTACTCAGGTACTACGATTGTTCACACAGTCGGACGTACAGGTTGGTGAGAACTACCATGAGTTGATGATACCCAAGTTTAAGAACAACGAGATACGCAATATGTTATCCTCGTTCGCAAACCGTGAAGGTGTACACCAACGTGCGTATGCTCTACTGAATGATACCCTTGGTCTACCAGACGAAGAACATTCTGCCTTTATGGAATACAAAGAGATGGCAGACAAGATTGACTTTATGAAAGAGGGTGACATTCACTCTCATACAGGACTGGCACTAGTACTCGCACAGTCTGTATTCAACGAAGGTATGTCTCTGTTCGCATCATTTGTTATGTTACTGAACTTCCAACGTTTCGGTAAGATGAAAGGTATGGGTACTATTGTTGAGTGGTCTATACGTGACGAGACAATGCACGTACAGGGTAACGCAAAGCTGTACCGTGAGTTCTGCGAAGAACATCCACGTATCGTTAACGATGAGTTGAAGTCTAAGATTTACGAGATGGCAAAGAATGCTGTCAAGTTAGAAGAACGATTCATTCACCTTGCATACCAGTCTGGTGAGATTGAAGGACTATCAGAGAATGACGTTAAACAATACATTCGACACATTGCTGATCGTAGACTACTACAACTTGGTATGAAACCTAAGTTCGGTGTGAAGGACAATCCACTACCGTGGTTGGACTGGGTACTGAATGGTGCGTCACACGACAACTTCTTTGAGAAGAGAGTCACCGAGTATTCTGTAAATGGTATGGAAGGTGACTGGGGTTGGGACGAAGAACCTCCTGTGCGTGATGTTGCCAGTTACGTATGATCGACTTTGAACCTGAAACATACGAATTGGACTGTGGTGTATGTGAATCACATACCGAAGTACTTGTGGTGAACAGTGAGGAGGAACCTCAGTACTGTCCTATGTGTGGTACACCAATATAACCTAGTTATATATAACTTCATGTGGATATATGAAGATAAAGAGTTTGAACCAGAAGACGAGTTCTTGGAGCAATTCCAAGGATTCGTGTACTGCTTGACTGAGTTAAGTACTGGTAAAAAGTATATCGGTAAGAAATTCTTCTGGAAACCCAAGATACTCCCTGTTACAAAAACGAGAAAGAGACGTAAACGAACACGAGTCCAATCGGACTGGCGTAAGTACTATGGTTCCTCGGAAAGTGTAAAAACCCTTGTTGAAGGTGGCCAGAACTTCAGGAGAGAGGTTCTCAGACTATGTCACACCAAAGGTGACTGTTCATACTACGAAGCAAAACTACAGTTCCAATACGATGTTCTATTGAGTGACGAATACTTTAACGAATTTATAGGGTGTAAAATTCATGCAAAACACATTAGACCGAAAATTAATAAATAAAGATATTGGTTATATCGGATTTGGAGAAGGGGTTCCCCTGACCTATGATGACCTGTGTGTTAGAATCAATAGAGTAAAACACGCATTACTCCAACGAGGCGTACAGAAGAATGATATTGTTAGAATCGACTGTCTCTCAGCAAACCCCGATTCTGTTGCTTCATTCTTTGCTGTTGCTGAGTTAGGTTGTAATACACCTTTATTGTATGACAACTTATGGGCCAGTACTGATCATTACATGAACAAGGAAAATATTCTCCCAGACCCAGAAAACACGTGGGAGAACATCAGGGATAAAGAGTTTCGATTGTCAGATATGCTCACCCCCATCGCACAGGGAATGACTAAGGGTGATATCATGGGTGGTATTGGAAACAAATACCACTATGCAGCGGGTTCGTTTGGTAGAGAAGTTATAACGATAAACTACTCCGAGTTTGTGGATATGCCCGACCATGATATTGAACCACCGTGGGACGTGACCGAGAATGATTTATTTGGTTTGCAGACCTTTAATAGTTTAGTATATCCAATAACACAGAAAGAGATTGTTGATAAGGCACGTGACTGTATCGACATCTTTGGTTATGCGGGAAAGAAGGTTGTGATTACTAAGAGTCAACACCATCAAAACTCTTTTGAGTTGTGTATCCTTCCCGCACTAATGTCTGCTCGTAGAATTTTCGAAATACCAGTGCCGGATTCGTACACCGATTTGGATGAAAATGTTAATGCGATTACGGATAGACTGAGACGAACGTGCACTCTGATGATGAAGAGAAACGGAGTTGACCTTGTCTGGGGTGTGTCGGAAGAGTTTCACGCAAAGGGTTTGACATACATTAGTGCTCAAGGAAACGACTGTACGGATGTAAACTCAAGGCCGACTTGTCATGTTAATTAACCGTAATATGGTAGGTCTACATGGACGTGGCATTGTCTTTGATAAAGGCAGAGGATTGTCTGAACTACATGAGAAGATAGATTCGGTAAAGACTCTGTTGAGTAATGTTGGTGCGAACAAGGGTGACCTAGTCACCATTGCTATTATGGAGGTAGACCTTACACATATCGCATCGATCTTTGCGTGTGGTGAATTAGGACTGAGAATCTTTATCTTAGATAGTCCTGCGACCAGAGAGTCTCTCCCGTTTACCAAACTTGCTTTACACGGGCCATCCGACTACTACCTCTACAGTACTCAAGAAGATACCGAGAATATATACAACGGTCTTCACGATGAGATGTTGGGACGTTATGGTGGTCTTGGTATTGACGCAACAGCACAACCAGATTACCTAGACTTTCCAAATGTTGAAGTGTTACCAACAGACCCATTCTTGGTAAGTTCTACATCTGGAACCACCGGCCCGAGTAAACCCATCACTTTCTCACACCAAGAAGTCTATGACATATCCAAACGTAATATTAACGTGTTTTGGTTTGGACATGATGCCAAGGTGGTACATTCCAGAAACCTACACCATGCATCCGCAATATTGACTCACCTGTTTCCCGCACTGATGAATGCGTACTCACACAGTTCATTTGCGATTGGACACGACCTGAGTGCTGATGAAGATGCTGACCGGATGGTAGGTCTCAAAGACTTACTGAGAGAACCTCCATCCAATATTATGATACCCAACAAGGAAGAACTCTATGATTTCTTAGAGACATTTGGGGGTGCATTCCGTAATACAGTCAATATCAATATGTGTGGATTCGTACTGGACGAGGAGTTTGTTGACCTTGCGAGAGAATACAATGTTTGTTTCCAGTCACATTTTGGTAGTATTGATACTGCTATACCATTGTTTATAAACCGTGTGGACAAGGACTCAATCGTCATTCCCAATTCACTAGGGGTACTATGTGATGACTTTTACAAGACAACCCTTGAGAATGGACGTATGAAGGTAGAACACCCCCTCTGGGACGCACCAAGGTACATTGACGATGATCTTATGATATTTGACGGACAGTATATTCTAATGAGTTCTCGTGATGTTGATGTCAACCTACCAGATGGATTTGACATATCACCGTTCTTTCAAGACACCAAAATTAATTACGAACAACTAAGAGGGCACTTAAATGTTATTGCTAAACGGGTGTAGTTTTGTCTACGGAGATGAACTAGAAGGTTATGACAACACACCACCAACACATTGGCCTCATACATTTGGTCACCAACTTGCGGAGAAACTAGACATTGATTATGATAACATCGCTGCGTGTGGTAATTGCAATCAAAAGATATTTCGAGAGACTGTAGACTACTTGACTAGTAGTAAAGACACACCGTCACACATGATGATATTGTGGTCAGACCCCATCCGAAAAGAAACGTTACTTGAAGTGAAGGATTCAGTTGAAACTTCAGAATTCGAAACACCTCGTAATATGTCTATGACACAGTGGCACGAAAATCGAATAGGGGATCTGTTACTCTCTATGTCAGAAAATGTTGCTGTGAAACACTCCAATCATATGTTATATAACCATTTAATAAACTTTGAACTCGAACGAAGAACTGTTGACATATTTCTATCCACGTTTTGTACAGGGATGACCCACCAATTATCACTGATGTTGGGAATGCAAACCCTGTGTGACAGTATGGGTATTAAGTTGGTACAGGGAGTATTCCACCTAAATATCAGGACAGAATTAAATAAGTTCTTAAATAGAATAGACAGGGAAGCAAGAGTTACCTCCAGTCAGGTAATTGATTGGAGGAAATGGGTACTCGAAACACTAGACAAACTTCGGCCAGAGTGTCAGGTTGGGTTGGTGGGGTCTAGTAAGACCTTAATAGACTTTAACAACTCTCGCAGACTTAAAAAATATGGTCACCCTGACGAGCAAGCAAACAAGGAATTCGCAGATTATTTGGAAACTTTCTTCAATTAATTGAAAATAATGCTTGACAAAGGGTGCTGTTGTTGTTATAATAAGTACTTAGTTAATCGAGTTGAGAGAGAAATATGATTGAAGTTGGTGATGTTGTTTATTGTAACTGGGGTGCGATGCATCCAACCGAAGAACTTGCTGTTACCAAGATCGAAGGTGATCGTATGTGGTGCGAAGGTGGTTTTACCATGTTGCTTCGTGACCTACGTAATATGAGCATGAACTATAACAGTCCTATCGGTGTCTATTTATTGAAATAACGCTTGACAAACGTTGCCCTTGTTGTTATAATAAGTACTTAGTTAATCAATTTGAGAGAGAATATATTATGAACCACGTTAACGCGATCCAAAACGCAAAAGAATTCGGTCAAGAGTTAGAAGTATTCACCAACTACGTCAACACCTTCTACGGTCAAGGCGGTATCTACGCCAAGCATGATCATGCAACTATTGACCAGATTCAAGCTGCAATTATGACTTACATTACTACATTGACTGATTTAGTCACTTGGGGTGGAGGTGATAGTCTTGATAGAGAAAGAGTCTCTATAATTCTGACTGACGAATTTAATGTTAATCTTTACTAAAAAAACCTTGACAAACGTTGTTGTTGTTGTTATAATAAGTACTTAGTTAATCGAGTTGAAGAGAGAGAATATATCATGGCCTATGTATCACAAGAAGAGAAAAAAGTCCTTGCAGTCGAAATCAAGAAAGTCTGTAAGAAATACGGATACAAAGTATCTTTAGCAATCCGTCATCATAGCACTCTTGTTGCTAAAGTGAAGGGTGCAGAAGACCTGATGAAAGGTTACTGTGACGTTCAGATGACTCCAAATAAAGTACTAAAGAGAGAGTTGAACGGTTACAACAACTTCTCTGTTGAAAGAGTCCTTGAAGAGTCTGCGAAGTGGGGACATGATGTTAACACTTACTGGCATTGCGAGAACTACTGTGAGAAAGGTGTTGCGTTCTTGACTGAGTTAAAGTCTGCAATGGAAGGAAAAGACTTCTTCAACGATGACGATTCAATGACTGACTACTTCCACAGAAGTCACTACACAGATATCAAACTTTACGCATGACATATATAAAAGGGTAAGAAATGGAAACCACACCAACAACTGAAGAACGATGCGCTAAGGCGATGGAGTTAGTGGTCGCTGCGGAAGATGAACTTGCTATTGCTATCGTGGAAAAGAACCTAGTAAGGATTGCAACCTATACCACGTTAGTTGATGAGTATCAACAGATGCATGATGAATTAAAAGCGTATTTAAAGTCTCAGTGAAAAACATTCAACGTATATATAATATTAAGAGGAATATATGATTCACGTTACAAATAAAGAAGTGTTCGAAATTTTCGAGGACTTCACTAAACTTAAAACTAAAAAGGATAAGGTACTCTTTATCCGTGAGCAGGGTAATCTAGTACCCGCAGTAAAAGATGTCATTCGAGGCGCATTCGATGACCGTCTGAAATTTGTGTTACCAGTTGGTAAACCACCGTACACCCCGAACAGACCTGAAAGCGTACCCTCATCATTAAAGATGTTGCATCGTCAATTCAGTACATTCGTTGTGGGTGCTACTTCAGAAGGTCTGGGGCAAATGCACATCGAGAAAAAATTCATTCAGATGCTAGAATCTATTCATGCCGAAGATGCATTGATTGTTCTAGACATGGTGGCCAAAAAACCACCAGTAAAAGGATTGACAGTTAAGATAGTAGAAGAGGCATTCCCTAACTTACTACCCTAATTGATTTTCGTTATGTTTCTTTCAACTAACAGCAGGAGCGCGTTTAATGCCAAGAAACCAAATAGAGCGATTGAAGAACGATAGCAGAGAACTTGACCAATACATTCACCGTCTCAAAAGGAAAGGTCGAGACAACTTAGCGCATAAGTTATCTGCAAAGAAATTGTACCTCAATCAAACTATTGCTGAGTACGAAAAATCAACTCATGTTCTAGCATAAAAAGGTAGGTGATACAGTATCTCGTGTGGGGTGCTTCGGCACCCCATTCGTCAATTTAAGGAAATAAAAAAGTAATGCCCCTATATATTATAAAAAACAGAAAGACAGAAAATACCCAAACTATCATGTGTTCTTGGAACTCTCTACAGGAAAAATTAACCGACCTAGGCGAAGACTGGACTCAACAGATTGGTGCACCCGCACTGATATCCCATACGGGTAACATCGTAAACAAGACTTCCTCGGAATTTAAACAACTTCTTGGCAACATCAAGAAGGGTTCTGATAAATCTTCTACCATCGAGAACTAGATTATGACCATGAAACGTCTAAAGATAGACAACCTCTTGACGTACCAACCTATCACCGAAAACCAACGAATCGCATACCAGTCATTCAAAGAAGGAGATCACCTTGTTCTTTGTGGTTCTGCGGGTACTGGTAAGTCCTTTGTTGGAATGTATCTCGCACTACAGGACGTACTCGACAAGTCTTACGAACAGGATAAACTTGTTATAGTAAGAAGTGTCGTTCCTACCAGAGAGATGGGTTACCTGCCCGGCTCAGTAGAAGAAAAGTTCGCACCTTATACCGCACCCTATAAATCTATTGCTACCGAACTCTTTAATGAGAAGATGGCATACGAGAATCTGGAAGCACAAGGTGTCGTTGAGTTTGTATCAACATCGTTTATACGTGGTACTACTCTGGACAACTGTATTGTGATGGTGGACGAGATGCAGAATCTCACCTTCCATGAACTAGACTCCATTATCACAAGGGTTGGTAAGAACAGTCGTATCATCTTCTGTGGTGATTACTATCAGTCTGACCTAAATAAAGAGTCGGACAAAAACGGAATACTTCACTTCATGAATATTATGGAAGTGATGAATAATTTTACAACCGTAGAATTTGGTTGGGCGGACATCGTTCGTTCGGACTTCGTCAGAGACTATATAATGACAAAGGATATGGTTGAACGAGGAAACCTAAAATGAATTTAAGTAAAAACTTCACACTCCAAGAGTTCACCAAGTCTATGACTGCAACTCGACTGGGTATCGATAACACACCTCAAGGCGATCATCTGAGGGCAGCGCAAGAGTTATTCACTCAAGTCGTTCAACCCGTTAGGGAACACTTTGGTACAACCCGAATTAATTCAGGATATCGTTCGCCCGCATTGAACGAAGCTGTAGGTGGGTCTTCACGGTCACAACATTGTAAGGGTCAAGCAGTTGACTTGGAATGTGATAAGGCGGATAACCTTGTTGTCGCACAGTGGATTAGAGATAACCTAGGGTTTGATCAACTAATCTCTGAGTACTACGAAGAGAATGACCCATCATCTGGTTGGGTTCATGTGTCATATGTGAGTCCAGAAGAGAACCGCGAAGAGTGTTTGACTGCACAACGTGTTGATGGCAAGACCGTGTATAGTTTAAGTTTACCTGAATGAACATAATCTTTCAGTATATGATTACCAACGAAGAGACGGAGAAACGATCTCCTGTCCCACAGTATCCTCAAGGTACACGTTCGGAACTGTATCGTGTAACCGGTGACCTGTCGGCAAAGTCCTTTCAAATCTATGCTGATAAGATTGGTTGTAAACATCACTACTCAACTAACCAAGTATACACCAAGAACTTCGATGGGTCAACTGTTTTGTTGTTCGAATGTCTACGTATGATATATGACCCGATGTACGATGAGTACGACAAGGTCGCATTCATTGATTCCGATATCATATGTAATACCGAAGAGAATATCTTTGATGAGACCAATGGTTACGAGGTGACCGGAGTATTCGAGTCTGAGATACGCACATCTAAGGACGGTGGATACAATACTTGGGATTACGATGACGAGACTAAGAAACAACTGATTACCAAGTTAGAACGTAATGGTATGCCAATTGTCCCCACAGAACCCCCATATAGACCGTCTTGCGTCACTACGTTCAATACTGGAGTGTTGGTATGGACTAAGGAAGCACGTCTTAAAGCACGGGAGTTGTTCGACCCTTGGTACAGTTATATGATGGATGGTGACAAACATGGTGACCCCTTCTGGTTGAACAATGACCAACCTTGGATATCTGGCCAGCTGACTAAACACGGATTCAAGATACAGAGTATTGACCAGAAATGGAACGATACCCCTACACACTGGCACGATGATCGTGGATATGAGGCAAACTTCCTTCACTATACTGGGGGTGGTAACAAGGTTGTTATGTTGGATGATTGGAAGAAAGGTAAATTTAAATACGTTTAACGCTTGACAAAGTACCACTCTTAGTGTTATAATAAGTACCTAATTGAGAGTAAAGTAACTAAGGTATATATGAAGAAGGAAATACAATTGAACAAGCAAGTACATAAAGTAATACTAACAGACGCAGACGGTGTACTCCTGAACTGGGGTTACGCATTTGATGTCTGGATGTTAGAGAGAGGTTACAAAGCAGTAAACCCTCTCGAATATGACATCGCAAAAATCTACGATATCCCAAGAAATTTGAGTAAGAAGTTCGTAAGAGAATTCAACGAGAGTGCTCACATGGGATTCGTTCCCCCTCTGCGAGACGCAATGCAGTATGTCAGAAAGTTACACGAAGAACACGGTTATGTGTTTCACTTGATAACTAGTATGAGTAAAGACGAGAACGCACAGAAGCTAAGAACAATGAACATTAAGAAGTTGTTCGGTGAGACTGCGTTTACCAAGTTCATCTATCTGGACACGGGTGCTGACAAGGACGAGGTGTTGAGTCAATACGAAGGTACTGATTACGTCTGGGTTGAAGATAAGATAGAGAATGCAATTGCGGGTAAGAAGTTCGGTCTAGAGAGTCTGGTCATGGAACATGGTTACAACATGAACGATGAAGAGTTCCCTCTGATGAAGAACTGGAAAGATGTCTACGAATACCTAGAAGGGTAAAATAAGAAACTGATATATACCTACATGAAAAAAAGATATGTAGGTTACTCAGAGTTTTATCACGATGCAGGTCTCGCCATCATTCAAGATGACGGTACTGTTGAATTCGCATCTCAGTCGGAACGTTATACTGGCATTAAGAATGACGGTAACATTCCCGATGAGATGTGGCATTTTGTCACCAAGGACGATCACGTCACTTTCTACGAAGATTACGAACTACGTAGAACTAAGATGGGTGGTCTCCGAACCTTTGGTATGTGGCAGTGGGGTAAACAAAATGAAGATAAAACATATGAACAATTGGAGATTGGGGAAGAAAAAACCCCAATGTATGGTCAGTTGTCATTCGATGACTTCAATCTTCACCACGAAAGTCATTGCGCTCTAGCATTCTTTACCCGTCCTTGGGAATCCAAAGAAGATACTGTAATGGTATCCGTTGATGGTTCGGGTGAACTCGAATCACTCTCTATCAAAGACCACAATTTCAATACACTACACACCATACAATGGCCTCAATCCTTGGGTACAATCTATGGTGGTGTCACCGCTTCACTCGGTTATAAAGCACTAAGAGACGAATACATCATCATGGGACTCGCATCCTATGGTGAGGTTGATGACGAATTATATAAACTACTACACAACTGTTACTATTGGTTTGAAAGTAAACAAGGTAAAGATGTACGGATGAATGTAGAGTTCGCAGGGTATTGTCTTGCAGAAAGTGAACTGTCCGCAAAATACGCTAAGTATGAAACTCGATTCCGAGATTACATATCGGAACACTGCACACCCGAAAATGCGTCTGCTACTGTGCAGAAGTTCTTTGAAGTTGAAGTGATGAAGATAATGACTACTGCACGGCAGTATGGTAGTAAGTTAGTGTATGGTGGTGGATGTGCTCAGAACGTTACTGCAAACACTTTAATCCGTGAACTGTTTGATGAGATGCATATTGCAATCGCACCAAGTGATTCGGGTAACGCATTAGGATGTGCGGCATACTCATGGCATAAGGCAACAGGGGGAACACACCTAAAGTGGTCTCCTTACCTTGGACACAACATAGACCGTGACATAGACCCCAAAGAAGTCGCACAATACCTTGTAGATAACAAAATATGTGGTGTTGCGAATGGTCGTGCGGAATATGGCCCACGTGCGTTAGGTAATCGTTCATTACTTGCAGACGTTCGTTCCGACATCAATGACACTGTTAACACTATTAAACGTAGACAGAAGTTCCGACCCTTTGCTCCGGCAATTCTATCCGAACACGCAGACGAATACTTCTCTGGCCCAATGAATGAGTATATGCAATTCACCGCAGTTGCTAAACACAAATACTCTTCGGTCACACATGCTGACGGAACCGCAAGAGTTCAGTTAGTAACACCAGATTGTAAATCAGTCTTACGTCAGATACTAGAAGAGTATTACAAATTAACGGGTGTTCCGATGTTACTAAATACATCTTTAAACATCCGTAACAAACCAATGGTCAATACCGTAGAAGAGGCTATTGAGTGGGAAAACAAATACAAAGTAAAGGTATTCTAATGGAAAATAAAAAAATGAAAGATTTTCACCCCGCAGACTCAAACGGAGACGGTATCGTCTCGGCAGAAGAACAATCAATGTACCTTGAGTTCAAGAGAAAAGAACTCGATGACCAAGACGCAATGCGTGACGCACAACGTAAGATGACGTGGTTTGCTTTGTTTGGTATGTTACTATATCCTTTTGCTGTAGTTCTAGCTAGTCTAATGGGATTGACTGAAGCACAATCGACACTGGGTAATATGGCACCTACGTATTTTGTAGCGACTGCCGGTATTGTTGCCGCATTCTTTGGTACTCAAGCATATAATAAGAACAAGTAGTGGAAAAGGTTAGGTGGCGTGGCACGTGGGGAATGGGGGATGTTATTCTCGCACTCAATATCTGTCACAACTATTGTTATAAAAACGATACGACACTCAACCTAGAGATGCACTGGGAGCACGGGGAAGACCATTTAGAAACCCCTGAAGACCCTGAAACAATCATAGAACGTATGACGTGGATACATACCAAATACTATCGTGAAGAAGATGTAACAGTAACCCACGTCTATAACTCCGACCTATTTGATTCTGGCAATGTAAATCCTAATAAATCTAAAAGAAGATTCTACTTCGAATCTGGTGCGTTTGAAGATACAGATGCCCCTGACAATAACTGGCCTTGGAAAAGGGAACACTACAAAAATCATATCGATACCAAGAAGATAGTTGTATGGACACCTACCTATAATTCAGAACCACCAAGAAAGTGGAAAAGGTTCTTGACAAAAGATGATTGGGGTGATATAATAGAGCTACTTCGCAGGGAGGGGTGGATACTAGTAGAACTCACTTATCGTACACCTATAAAAGAAGCATTCAAACAGATACAAGATGCAGACTATGTCTTCTGTTATGATGGAATGTGGCACTATCTCGCAAAGAACTTCTCTACACCAATATTTATACCATCATGGGAAGGCATCAGTGGTTATGCTTGCCCTCAAGTAGTATGTAGACCTAATAAGAAACTTACTATGAAGTTTGTATCTACATTCACTGAAGAGGGACATAAACATATGAAATATAAATCTGATAAATACCTAAGAAAACTTGGAGAATACTTTAGTGAAGATTGATAGAGCAGTAATTGAAATTAATGGTGCGTGTAACTATAGTTGTACTATGTGTCCTCAAGACACTAGAACGGGTGGTAGAAACAAAGACTTTCTCAAGAAGATGGGACTGGAAGAGTTTGAGAGAAATGTTGCTGATTGTGCAAAACATGGACTACGAGTAGTTAACCTAGAAGGTAGTGGAGAACCCACACTGAATAGACATCTACCCGAATACATTAAGATTGTTAAGAAGTATGGAGCTAAGTGTTTCATGTTCTCTAATGGATTCCGTATGCATGGACAGTTCATGGCAGACTGTGTTGATGCCGGACTAGACTTCTTTCGATTCTCGTTCATTGGATACAACCCTGAGAAGTATGATGAGTGGATGAACAATACTATTGGAGGAAACTTCAATAACATTGTTGATAACATTAAACAGATGAAAGCATATGTGGACAAGACTGGAAGTGACTGTGTAGTCGCAACCTATCACTTGATTACTGACAACGAAAACCTAAATAAAGAACTTGACCAGTATAAAGCTTTGGTTGATGACCTTGGTGTCAAAACTGAAATTTGGAAAATGCATAATTGGTCTGGTGTATACAACATCGGTCTCAATGAGAGAGAAGGGAAGGTAAAAAGTTGTGGTAGACCATTTAGTCCTGATGTTGTTATTCGTGCTGGCGGTACTGACGGTAAGAGAGGTGGTGTTGCACCTTGTTGCCAAGTACTCGGTCAAGACGAAAAGGCCGTTCTGGGGCACACCTCTGAGAACACCATCGAAGAAATATGGTACGGAGAAGAATATACAAAACTCCGTGAAGATCATACTAGCGGAAACTATCCTGATTATTGTCTTAGTTGCGACTTTCTATTGGATGACCCCGAAGTACTTGTCTACACTAACCATGAGCGTGACCTAATGAAGATGCACGGAACAGAGTTCGACTTAAATGATTACCGATAATCTATGGATGATACAGATACACGGCAACGAGGTATCACAACATTATGCAAAACAGTCGATTCCTACATGGGATTGTCATGTCAACCTCTTTGATGCATACACCCCAGAAGCAATGCCTAGCTACTTGAACTTTGGTAAGTTCTGGGGGGTGCGAGACTTCAGTGAATCTGAGAAGGCAGGATTCTACAGTCACCTAGAGTTATGGCAACTGTGTTTCGTGGAAGACAGACCTATCTCAATCATAGAACATGATGTGGTGCGATGTAAAAAGGATATGCCTATCATAGGTAACTTCTTTGCATTCGCAGACTTCGAAGATGAGAAAAGTTGGAGAAACTATTCTACTAGATTCAAGGGTCATCCATACTGGGGAACAGATGAACCACTGTGTCCTGTCACACACGCATACTACCTCACTCCCGATGTTGCGGAGGCATTATTCTACGCAGTCATCCTAGACCCCATCACTAAGTTCGTGGACGATTATATGTGGGAGTTCATGGGTCAAGACAAAGACAAGATAGTACAGTATTCTAATCCTATATACTATGAACACATTGGAGGCACAATGGCCCATGAATAGAATGATATATCAGGTTTCTGTAGGGAAACCATCTAAACTTTACGAACACTGTATCCAATCGGTAAGTGATTACTGTGAACGACACGACATCAAACACATTATATTGAGTCAACCAAAACTAAGAATCAAACCAGACATCTTTACCAGTGGACGAAGCGAAGAGTCGTACATGAAGTATGGTGGGTATCTACCTATCTACGAGAAAGAGAATGCGTTTGAGTACCTCGATGATTATGACCAGATTGCAATCATTGATGCTGATATCTATATCCGACCAGACGCACCAAATATCTTTGATGAGATGGATGGCGACTACGCATTTGGTGCTGTTGCTGAACGTGAGATGGATATTCAAACTTGGTATACTGGCAAGATTCAAAACTACTCTGCAATGCAGTATCGTCACCTACACGGTAGCGGACAGGGGGACTTCGTACCAAATCACTTAGGGTTTGAGTTCTTCAATATGGGGATGATTCTCTTGAACTCACAACAATTCAAACCATACCTCAAGGGACAGTCACCCCACGACTTCTTGATGAGAGATGAGTTTAAGGACTTTGTTGATGGAATAGGTGCTTACAAATGGAGTACCGACCAGACACTATTGAACTACTTCCTCAAGAAGTACAAGATACCTACCAAACATATGGAAGGCAAATGGAATGGATTGTTTGGTGCGGTCAATAATGTAAAAGAGTGTCACTTTGTACACTTCTTCCTGAAGGACAAACTTCCCAACGGTGGAGAAAATGTCGAAGAGTTAATGAAACAAATCGTATAAATAACCCTTAGACAATACCGTCTAAACCTATATTAAGAGAGTGAGAAATATGAACATACTAAAGACAGTCCTTGTAGCAGGGACTTTAATTACTGCCGCACCTGCATTTTCCGCAGGAGACTACACCGAAAAGAACTTCAAACTTGTAAGTAAAGACACGGGGACATCTGTCCAATACCGTGGATACACCAGTGGTGACCAGTTCACTATGGTTGGAGTTGCACAAAAAGTTGGTAAGTGGAAAGTCGGGTATCGCAACACCAAGTCTAAAGGCAAGACCGAAAACCGTTATCGCATCACTGCACCGAAAGTATTCTCCCTAATGGGTGTTACTATGAAACCTCGTGCAGAGTGGAGAGAGTGGGAATCTGACCAGAAAGATTCATACCTACGTTTAACACCCGTTATTCAAACCGGAGGAGACATCACCAATAAACTATCATGGTTTCTTGATGTCAAACCTAAGTTTGCTTTTGGTAAGGTAGGCACCGATAATGGTCGTTTGGAAAGTGTACAGAATGATCTTGGAGTTGATTACCAATTCAATGATTACATTAGTGCAGGAATCTTCTACGAGTATGTGGCTGACGATAACTTTTCGAAAAAAGATGATTTCTTCGGAACAAGTATAGTCGTTAAGTTCTAGTCATGGAAATCCTAGTTCTTTTACTAGGAGTTCTGTACGGTCTACTAATTGGGGTTATCCCTGCCGCTGGTGCTACTACGGGTCTGGTTACTATCTTTGCATTCTTGCATTGGTTTCCCGACCCTTACCTTGCAGTAATATTCTGCATGGCAGTGGTCGCTGCGTCAACGACTGGGGATAGTTTCAGTGGTATTCTTCTAGGAATCCCTGGCGCAAACTCTGCCGCAACTACGATGATTGATGGTCACCCCCTTGCGCTTCAAGGAAAGTCAACCTATGCGTTGACTGCCGCAATCACATCGTCAACAGTAAACGGACTACTCTGGGGTGGTCTGGTGTTCTTCTTCCTTCCCTATTACGGTAAATTGGTTTACTTCTTTGGCATCCCAGAGTTGTGGATATTCACTTTACTTGCATTCGTGTGTGTTGTTTTTATATCGAGTAAACTGTGGGTTAGGAGTATTGTTGCACTATTGATAGGTTTATTCCTTGGTGCGGTTGGTACTGACCCCAATACTGCGGGTGAGAGATTCACGGGTGGTTGGTTTTATATCGAAGACGGTATTCAATTGATGCCTCTGGTCGCAGGACTCTTTGCATTCCCCGAACTGATTGCAGGATTGAAACGTGGTGGTACTATTGCACCTATCCTGTCAGGGTTCGAACAGAGACGTGAAGGGTTCAAGGCAGTATGGGACAACCGATGGTTATCACTGAGAGGTGGTTTCATCGGTGCTATCATAGGGATGTTGCCAGCACTCGGTGGTGCGGTAGGTGATTGGATTGCATACGGACAGACTGTTGCAACCAACCCAGACGAAACATTTGGTAACGGGAACATCAAAGGTGTAATTGGGCCGGAGGGTGTAAACAATGCACAGAAGGCAACATCAATGTTACCGACCGTCTTGTTTGGAATTCCAGGCGCATCATTCGCTGCTGTTCTGTTATCACTGTTTGCATACCTCGACTTTGAGATGGGTTCCTTTGATTTACTAGAAGATGGAAAGTTCTTTTCAAGCTTGACTTTTGGGTTCATGTATGGTAGTATAATAGTTGGGATAATTTGTATAGTTGCGATGCCATTGGTTGCATCCTTCACACAGGTTAAGTTCAAGTACTATGCACCACTCATATTCGCATTCGTCACGTGGGCTTGTGTACAGTACACGGGTGGTTGGCAAGACTACTTTGTGTTGGTACTATGTACTATAATGGGTCTCATACTTAGAAAATATAAGTTTAGTAGACCCGCATTGTTATTAGGGTTTCTGTTGAGTGAAAGGATTGAGAACCTTACACATCAAATGACTGGACTCTACACATTAGAATCGGTGATGGATAGACCCCTATTCATTATCTTAACCATTATTACTTTAGGAGTATTCACATGGGGATTATCAAGAAAATCGCAATTGGACTTTGCTTAGTCTTAACTACACAAGCATTTGCTGATGTAACACTAGTCGTTCCACAAAAGGTTGGTGGAGGAACATCTGTATGGGCATCAATTGTCGCAAAGGAGATGGAGAAGTATCTGGATGAGAAAGTTATCCTACAACACTATCCGTCTGCACGTGACATCGGTGGATTCAATAAATTTCATAATGAGTATAAAGATCGAGACGATGTCATCATGGTATCGCATGGTGGTAACGGAGTATCGTTCTTAACGGAAGAGGTTGATTATGTTTACGCAGACTACGAAAGTATTGGTCTGATGAACCTCAACATCATTGTGGCAAAGAGAAAAGACTTCAACCCCGACACTAGTGTGATTAAGTTCTCTGCTGGTTCGGGACAAACTCCCGAAGCATTTGCAATAACATTGTTACAGTGTGGGTGGTTACCTACAACACAACTGTATGTTGACTGTTTTAAAGACGAGGTTGTATGGGTATCTGGTATGTCTGGGGGTGAACGTAGGCTCGCATTCCGTAGAGGAGAACTCAATGGTACACGTGAGAATCCCGCTGCATACAAGAAACACGTGAGTCAAGATGAGAACGCAGAAGTATGGTTCCATCACGGTATCATAGTGCCACCTTTACATGAGGGACAAATCGCAAAACATATCGATGATGAGAATTATAAGGGTTACTTGTTAGAAGACCTATTCTTTCAGAAATGGGGATACGCACCAAAGGGTGACTTCTACGAAGCATACAAACTAGTTAAGTCATTCCGTGATGGTATGCAGAAGGCATTGTGGGTACATAAGGGTAATCCGAACCGTGACCGTTATGTTGCCGCACTCAATAAAGTTGCGTCCAACCCTGAGTCTATTGCCGCAGTTGCAAAGAAAGTCGGCAATTACGATTGGTACACTGGAGTTCAGGGTGACGAACATCGTGATATTTTGATGACGCTTATTGATGAGGGTTCTCTCGGAACATTGATTGACTTTAATCGTTCCGCATTGGGTCTTGATGCGGTGTACAAGGAAGAGTTACTTGTCCAATAAGTACATATTAGTGACAGGTGCGCCAGGCAGTCGTTGGAGTGGATTCGTCAACGACTGCCTGTACACTCGTCCTGATGTAGATACTAGTGACCAGTCTCCCAATAGAGAGTATTGGGCTCATGGTGACTTAATGCATAAGGGTGCATACTTCGACCCTAGTTTCGAGTTCATGAATTCTCCAGAGTCTGAATGGGATAAACCATTTAGTGGTACTGGTTATAGAGTAATCAAGTCACACACGTTTGCGTTTATGTTGGATAGGTTAAAGGAACATGGTCACGATATGTATTTGATACATAGACCTGATGACGAGTGTTATGAGTGGTGGCACACGGCTGGTGGTTGGGATATTACCTATCCAGACTACAGACGTTACTACTGGGATAATGATGGGATGAAAGACCAAATTAGATTACAGAACAAACACATTCTGGACTTTGTCAAACAGGAAGGTCTTGAAGGTTATGATGACGGAAAGAGGACGATATATCGATGGCGACCCCCTACAAATACACGAAAGAATTTGACCGAAACTGGTTGAAGGATTACTTTACATACGACTGGCCCACATCACGAACTGCGGGTCTTGATGGTTATTACTGGACAGGATTTAGGTTAATAGATGAAATCAAAGAAGGGGAACGAGTTCTGGATGTTGGTTGTGGTCTCAATCCTTTTAAGCGTCACATTACCAATCTTCATGGAATTGATATCACAGACATAGGGTCTGATGAACAGGTTCCTGTAGAATACTTTAAGACCGAAGAGAAGTATGATGTTGCGTTTGCACTGGGTAGTATCAACTTCGGTCACTACGATATGATTAAGAGTCAGACCGAAGGAATGGTCAATGCACTGAAACAGAAATCTCGCATCTATTGGAGATGTAATCCTGCACACCGTGACCACGGTAATGACAAAGTGAAGGATGTGCCATTCTTTCATTGGAGACTGGAACACCACCTCTTGTTAGCAAAACGTTTTGGATACGAAGTAACAGAATTTATGCCTGACAAGAACAGGTACTACGTAAAATGGGAAAGAAAATGAACCACAAAATATTCATCCACATACCTAAGAATGGTGGGATGACAATAAGAAAAAACCAGACGATTAGACAACAAGTCATCTTTTCTTCAACGAATAATCATAAGAGTGCTGCATACACCAAGGGCCTTGAAGAGAAGATGCACAACACCAAAGACCACCAAGGGTACGAACACGCACGTTGGAGAGACCTGAAGACTGATGTTCAGGAGAATTTCCAAGCAGTTGCAATCGTTCGTAATCCTTGGGATAGGGTTATGTCTCGGTTTAACTTTGCGAAGAAAGTAATGTACCACGAAGGAACCCAACCAAAAGACTATGCAGATGTATCATCCTTTGAGGCATTCCTAGAGGAACGTCATAAGTGGGGTGGTCAAGAGTATATGTGGCATCGTGCAATCCGTGGATGGTATCCCGCATACGACCATGTGAGTGACTTGGAAGGAAACAACCGATGTGACATACTGCGGTTCGAGAACTATAACGATGACGTGAAACTATACTTCGGTCTATTGAGCGACCCGGCTCCCCGCAACATTACTCGTGTACCCAATGATAATGGTAAGACGGGATACGGTACTTCTTATACTGATATATACACTAAAGAGACTATACAACTAGTCGCTGACTGGTACAAGAAAGATATAGACTATTGGGGTTTTGACTTTGATACTGGTGCGACTAAAAATTACTGGATTAAATGATGTTAAAAGAACTTTTTGACAAATACGGTTGTGATAAGGGAACGGGTAGACACCACTACTATAAAGAATATGAACCCTACATGAAACCCGTAAGAGAGGAGCTCCTCGGTAGAGGGCCCTCTACCAACGACCCTATCAATATTCTTGAGATTGGTACATTCAAGGGTGCATCTACTCGTGCGTTCCATGAATATTTTCCTAAGGCAAACATTTATGTCATAGACTTATTTGACCGTATTCCGTCTAAAGATGTTACAATATTACGCAAAGACCGAGTTCGTTTCATAGAGTCGAACTCTACAGTAAGATCACTCCCCAATAAGATTAAAAAAGCATGGGGTACGGATATCAAGTTCGACTTTATTATCGATGACGGTGCACATTGGCCAGAGGCAAATCGACTGACCTTTGAGAATACCATAGAGTTCTTGAAACCTGATGGGACATATTTTGTCGAAGATGTATGGCCATTGCACTTAATGACACCAACCCAGTTGTTAGATAAATATCTCGTCAAGAATCCCGGCCGTTACGACATGGATAAACACCTTCAAATGATGGATGTTTTTAAGAAATACGATATGACATCATATGATCGTAGGGAAGAAACCCGCCGCGGTGATACCTATATTATCGCAATGAAACACAAAAAGTAAGGAAATCCAATGAAGTTAATATGTTTTGATTTGGATGGTGTGTTGGTTGACACAAAAGGAATTCACTTCGATGCATTGAATGATGCGTTGATTGCACATGGACATGACCCAATCACAAAAGAAGAACATCTATCAAGATATGATGGTCTCACCACGGATATGAAACTCCGCCATCTGGGCATTCCTGATGATGATAAGAAAAAGGTTAGTATCTCTAAACAGGCAATAACCTATCTGAAGTTGAATACAATCAAACCCAATCCTGCAATTACTGAGTTGTTCAAATATCTCAAGAAACAGGAGTATGGGGTTGCTGTATGTTCCAACGCACTAGGACGAACTGTCGAGAAGTGTCTGTTATCACTGAAACTGTATGACTACATTGACGAGGTGTATACCAGCGAAGACGTATTGAACAACAAACCCCATCCAGAGATTTACTGGAAGGCGATGGGTGAATGGGGTGCATATCCCTTCGAGACTGTTATAGTAGAAGATTCTCCGGTGGGTATCACATCCGCATACTATTCCGGTGCAGAAGTCGTTCGTGTCAGTCACCCTGATGAAGTAAATATGGACTTGGTGTCACGTATCGAGAACGCATTCCCCGCATACGATGCACCTAAGTGGAAAGACTCCACAATGAACGTGTTGATTCCTATGGCTGGTGCGGGAAGTCGTTTCTCGGATGCGGGATATGTTTTTCCCAAACCATTAATCGATGTTAATAACAAACCTATGATTCAGACAGTTGTCGAGAATCTAGGGATTGACGCAAACTACATCTTTATCGTACAGAAAGAACATCGTGAGAAGTACAACCTAGACTCCATGTTGAACCTCATTGCACCTGACTGTACTATTGTAGAGGTTGATGGTGTAACAGAAGGTGCTGCGTGTACTACGTTACTTGCCAGTGAGTTCATTGACAACGATAAACCTTTATTCATTGCGAACTCAGACCAGTACGTGGAATGGGATTCTTTGGACTTCTTCTATAAGATGCAAGCACGACAAGCGGATGGTGGTATTGTTACTTTCAAAGCAACACATCCCAAGTGGTCATTCGCAGAAGTCGATGACGGTCTTGTTAAACGAGTTGCTGAGAAAGACCCGATCAGTGATAATGCAACTGTAGGTTTCTATTACTTCCGTAAAGGCAGTGACTATGTCAATTCCGCAAAGTCTATGATAGAACAAGATATTCGAACCAACGGTGAGTTCTACGTTGCTCCGGTATTCAACACTGCGATTGATGATGGTCTACGTATCTTTGCACACGAAGCGGCCGCAAACTGGGGACTCGGAACACCTGAAGACCTCGAAGCGTACCTACGAGAACACCACTGGTGAAAACCGCACTATGCATCTCTGGACGATGGAATGACGATTGTTCGCACAAGTGGGTAGACCGTTCTAAACGGTTACTACCCCACGACTACCTATACACTGGTTCATGGAAAGGTCAAAACACGGTGGACTTCACCGTAGATCACTTCTTTGATGAACCAGAGAACGAGTATCACCCAGTCTTTGACACCGAAGCATATCCTGATGATGCGTCTGCACTCAGACGTGATGTGTTCCCCCAGTTAATAAAAGAACATGAAGCTGGTGGTTCTTCCCACAGTCAACTTAAACACGCCCTCGCATCACAGAACTGGCACAAACAGATTCTAATCCACAACGAGATGATGAAACAATTACCCGATGACATTGATATGGTCATACGTACTCGTTTCGATACAATAGTCTCCGACCAGTTAGACTGGCAGGGGATGATACAAGAGTCATATGACAAGATAGTTCCTATGGGGTTCAATTGTATGAACTACTACGGTACTCACGACTTCAATAGAGTTAAGGGCATGGGTAAGGAGACTACTTACTATATCAATGATGCGTTGATTATACATCCCAGAGAGTGTTGGGATACCGACTTAGTGGATAGACTATATAAAGATAAGAAGTTAAAGAGTGCAGAAGAGGGATGGTATCAAATACTATCCGAACCTTTTGGTATGTACCACCAGAGTTATCACGGTGGTTGTTATTTGTCTGGAAGATGGGATTTGGTGAGAGATGTTGATGCAAGCCTACATAATTAGTATGATAAACAACCACGAGTCAACAGTTGCGACTCGTCATGTTATTGAATCAATAAAGAAAACTGGAACAAAACTAGAACCAATCATCCTGCCCGCAACAATTCCTAGTACAATAAAACAAGACCTCGATAACATGGGTCTGGCCGATTTACAATATACCTATCCAAGAGATGCATCACAAGACGGTCTTGATATGAGAACTGGTCTCCGACTGTCTCATTATCCTACCAACAATCTAAACAACAGAATTGCGTGTATGGTATCTCATATGAGATGTTGGCAGAAAGCAATTGATCTAGATGAGACTATTGTTGTCCTAGAACACGATGCATACTTTATAGACACTCTCTGTCCAGAGGACTTGACTTCTGAATGGAAAGGTGGTATAATAGGTCTTAATGATCCCAAAGGTGCAACTAGAAGATCACAAGAGTATCATAAGATAGCATCTTCTTACGTAGGACTGCAATCAGTTCCAACTATAGATGATTGGGATGTACCACAAGGTCTTGCAGGTAACTCTGCATATATGATATCCCCCAAGGGTGCTAAGAAACTTATAAGTAAAACCATAGAGATTGGTATGTGGCCCAACGATGCATTGATGTGTAGACAGATGTTCCCGTGGTTACAGATAGTCTATCCGTATTATACTAAAACACAGGGGTTGAAGTCAACCACAACATCATGAAAGCATTCGTAATTACATTAATCAATAACGCCAAGAGCGTTGAAGTTGCACAGAAATGTGTTGAGTCTGGGAAACGACATGGTATTGATATCTGGAACTTTGAGGCATTCTCTCCAGCAGACGATCCAGTATCATTGTTACAGACCAGAGGTATAGACCCCATTCAGTTTGATGAGAAGTATTCTCGCAACCTGAACTGCATCTCAGCATTCCTCTCACACTACGCATTGTGGGAACAGTGTATTAAGAGCAACGAAACCTTTGTCATCTTCGAACATGACGCAATCGTTCTTGCACCTATTCCAGAAACAACCTTCAGATATGTAATGAACATCGGTGCACCGTCATATGGTAATTGGAACACACCTAAGATACTTGGTGTCAATCCCCTCACAACTAAGAGATATTTTCCGGGCGCACACGCCTACATGATCACCCCCGCAGGTGCTAAACTATTAATAGAAAATGCACCCATGTATGCGAAACCGACTGACGTGTATATGAACCTAGATACCTTCCCTTGGTTACAGGAATACTATCCATTCTGTGCAGAGGCAAGAGACTCATTCACGACAATCCAAGTACAAGCTGGGTGTCAAGCAAAACATAACTACAAAGATGGATATGGTATTATCGATGCATGAAGTATTTTTAACTGGGTGCGATGAGAAAACCGCATGGCAGTTACCGTGGTTCGTATCGAACTACCGTAAACATAATAATCACCCAATCATACTCGCAGACTTTGGTATGAATCCTGACACACGTAAGAAGATGGTGGATGTCTTTGACTTGGTAATAGATGTCAAGAGTGAAGCAAAGGGGTGGTTTAAGAAACCTCGTGCGATACTAGATGCCACTAGAGTTGACGGTGTCACTAAAGTTTGTTGGATTGACACTGATTGTGAGATTACGGGTAACATCGAAGCTATCTTTAAACTGACTCACAAGGGTAAGTTAGGTATGGTTGAAGACCGTCCGTGGACTCAACGTAGACCTGAGATGGGTCGATGGTATAACTCTGGTGTAGTGGTTGTGGAAGGCACACCAAACGTCTTGAAGTGGTGGGCAGATGAGTGTATCCGTAATCCTGTACAGGGTGACCAAGAGGTATTATACCTTATGATGAATGGTGATGAGATACAGAAGATGTCATACATCGAACCTATCCCCCACATATATAACACTTTAAGATTAGACTACATAGATGGTATACAAGTAAAGAACCCTAAGATAGTACATCACACAGGTGCGAAGGGAAATGCTGTAATAAAAATGTTAATGGAGAAAAATGATGTATGAATATAGAACAAAGGTAGTACGTGTAGTTGATGGTGATACCGTTGACGTTGACGTTGATTTGGGATTCGGAGTATGGCTTCGTAAAGAACGAGTCCGTCTATACGGTATCGATACCCCAGAATCACGAACACGTGACAAAGAAGAAAAGAAGTATGGACTTGCCGCAAAGGCATTCCTAAAGAAAGCACTTGGTACAAGTCCTATTCTGAAAACAACAAAGGACGGTAAGGGTAAGTATGGTCGTATCCTTGGTGAGTTTATTGTTGACGATGGAGAGACTGGTACTAGGGTTAATATCAACCAACTACTGATTGAAGAACATCATGCCGCTGCATATCATGGACAGTCAAAAGATGAAATCGCAGAACAACATTTGATTAACAGAGAACTAGTAAAATTATGAAAATATTACACAACAATGTCCTAGTGACACAAGCAGAAGCAGAAACCGTTACTGGTGGTGGTATCATTCTACAGAGTGATTTGACATCCGGTAACAAAGCAGCAGTTGTCATCGCAGTCAGTGAAGCAGTCGCTGCAGCGGGTCTAAAACAGAAAGACCGAGTGTTCCTTGATTGGAGTAAGTCTATGCCAATCGAAGTTGATGGATTGAAATGTGCTGTGATTGAATATTGTCACATTAGAATGGTTGTGAACTAAGAGTAATTTATGAGAGTTAATGTACTTGGTAACGGAGACAATGCGGGTATCTTTAAAAGAGGTACGCAAGGCAAACTATTGATATGTAACATGCCTCCGTTCGAGATTCCTAAAAAGGAAGTATTCGCAACCTGTATGGTAGACTTCAAGATGATGAAGGCACTACAGGAAGGTCATATCCAACTTGATATGTACGAATGGATTCTTGGTACTCGTCCCAAAGTTTGGATGGAACAATCCGGTACATTCTACATGAAGTACTCACATCTTATTAAGGGATTTTATCAACACGTCCCTAAGTATGCCGCAGGAACGGGTGATCCAAGGATGGCTGCAACCAACTTCAACTGTGGTCACATGGCAGTTCATTATGCGTGTGCTAAGATGAAGGCGGACGAGGTTCACATCTATGGGTTCGATAGTATCTTTGATATGAACCTAGATAGTTTTACCGACCTTCTACTAGAGAGTGATCGTAGTACAGGTAACACCGTGAGACTTGCACAGAACTGGAGACCTATCTGGACAGAGATGTTTAAAGAATTCCCCGACACTAAGTTTCACTTGTACCACTCGCATTCTAATATTAAGATTCCGATATCGGATAATGTGTACGTACATACCCCAAAATAAAAGCTTGACTTTTTATATCAACCGTGATATAATAGTTTTATTCCGAAGTAGCTCAGTGGTAGAGCAGTTGACTGTTAATCAATTGGTCGTTGGTTCGACCCCAACCTTCGGAGCCATTACTATATGAGGAACGAGAATGAGTCATTACGATAAAGAAAGAGAAAGTTACCAAGACTTTATTGCAAAAAAAGCAAAAGAAGCAAAAAGGATATCCGCTTCAATGGTTGCACCCTCACCCATAGAGTTAAGGGTGAAGGCGTTAGAGGAAAGAATAAAAGAGTTAGAGAAGAAACAGGGTTAAGATCGTTTCTTCTTCTTACGTTCGTCAGCAATCCACTTCTTAGCTTTAGAGTTATCTACTGGTTTTTTGAGGAACTTACTGACATCTTTATATGCACGTAGAGTCTCTACCTTAAAGTCTTTACCGTTAGAGTTATCAACAATCAACATATTCTGTTTACCGAACATAGTCTGGAATGCACCGATGTTACGTTGTACTTCTTTCCAGTAGTTGGTAACTTCTTTCGCACCAATAGTACGGTCACGTGCTTCATCACGTTCTATTGCGGTATCAAGGTCGGTGTTCACAAATATCATTGCAACATCGTAACCAAGATTCTTCATTGCACTGACTTGTGATTTAACCTTACTGAAGTCTTTACCAGTACCATCAATAACCAAACCAAGACGACCAGTAAGGTATCGTGTTTGCATGATACCAGTTAATTTCTTTGCCTTACCACGCATCTCTTGACCTTGTACAGAGAAGATGTTATCGGTGTTCATCTCCATACCTGCTTTCTTCATTGCAGCTTCGTATGCGTCATCAGAGTTTACAACCTTCAGACCTAATGCGGGAAGACCCGTCTTACCAACGATGAAAGACTTACCACTGCCTGGCCCACCAGCAAGGAATATTGCTTTAAAGATTGCGGGGTCATCGACACCCTCAGTTATGAACTTCTTAAACTTAATCATTAGAATATCCACACTAGTAGTAACGTTACTACCACACCTTCGATGAATGCAACTGCACGTGTACCAAGGTCATACTTCATAAGTGCTATGTCGTATAGGTCATCGTGCTTCTCCACGATAATTGCTTGTATTTCTTTTAACTTGTCCATCATTTTACTTCCTTAGTAAACTTGCATTACTCGTTCGAGAATACGACTGTAGTTCGACATGATAGCTGTGAAAGCGTCATTATCACTCGAACTTAATTTAATACTACTGTTATTTATATGTTCTGCAAACTCACGAATATCTTTATTTTCACCAGTCAACCTAGTGGGTCTTGGTGGTAACGGAGTGCCATTCCTGACAGCAAGTCTTGCACTAAAATCTTCTCTCTCATAGAGGTCGATCAAATCAAAGTCTTCGGTGCACATTGATGCGAAGTCATTCTTGATATCAGATGCAACGAACGTCTGACCCACATCAAGGGGTTGTCCTGCTAGGAACACTGCGTCAAACAAAATATCTGAATTTACATAGTATGTATCATCTCCCATGACATAACGTTTGTTTGAAGATACTTCACCCGACACAAAGTGTCTACCAATGTCTTTACAGAACGATGCGTGATCGTCTGGGTATGCAGTGCATACGTAGGCAGATTGATGAAAGTGTGCGTTGACTATTGGCCATAGTTGTGAAACTAGGTTAGTCCTCAATCCACCTTCTGAGTGGTCATACAGTGTGGAGAATGCAGAGTCTCTAAATGATGGTACTACCAGAACATTCTGATATCCCAATAGGTTAATCATATTAGATATACCTATTGCTTGCCAGATAAATGATTCCGCAAACTTCTCTTCTCGCACAAAGTCATACGCAGGATGAGCAGCAATAAACTCGATTATCTTGCGTTCTAAATGACCAAAGCTATCTTCGTTCACCATAACACTATTAACAGTCTGACCCGTCTTACCGATGACTACGTTAAATAAATCCCTATTATGACTCATTAGTATACCTTATACCATTCATTAATAGTTTCTAGGTTAATTGCGAGTCGAAAGTATACTAGTCGATCTCTATGATTTCGAATCTTTCCCAAGAAATTTGGAGTGATACGTTGCTTCACTTCATATATTCTAGTGGGGGTGTTCACACACTCGATAAGACGATTGATGGATTGTTCTTTGTTCTTAGGCCCACCTTTTAGGTTTCTAGTCTTTGTGTCGCCACGGTAAACATCGATCATGTCGAAGTCTTCGGTGCAGTACTTCGCAAACTTTGCCTTAACATCAGTGGCACTAAACTTACCGTCTAACAGTGATTCACTGCCTAGTAGAACTACCGCATCAAACTTAACGTCAGTCTTCATCTTGAAGGTACTGTCAATTTTAAAACAAGAGTCAACCGGAATTATGTTGATGTCGTACTTTTCATATAACGGGGTGAAGATACTTCCCATCTTGGGTTCTGCGACATAGATGTTGCCGTGTGTCTCGTTCACCGAGTGTACAATAGGTAACAGATGGTCACCCGCACTTTTTATAGGACGGTAGTTCCTATCTCGTAATTGAGTATATTGGTTGTTTTCGAAAGAAGTCACAACCAGAATGTTCTGATATCCCGAAGTCGCAAGCATTCCGTCAACAAGCGATGCGTCTGTCAGTAGAGTTGTTATATCACTGAACTTGGTTACCCTACCATTAAACTTTGGAATACCGTCACGAATTGTGGACATCATTGTTTCTTTAGTTTCTAAGTCAACTATGGTGTTTTGTTCTGACGTTCTCGGTTGGGTTCTATATAGAATCATTTCTTTATTCCTGAGTAGATGGACTGAATGTGGTCTTCAAACAGTTCGATTTTCTCTAGTCGTTTAGGCCAGAGAATATACTCTTTCTCTGGGTTTGCCTTGAGATTGTTTAGTAATGGTTGAATCGCACCAAACAACGCATCGAGTTTTTCTTGTGTTTCGGACACAGATGTAGAGACGTTCGCTACCTGCGCCTGTGCATTTTGCACCGCATCTAGTTCGTTCTCATCTACAAGTGTGAAACCAAAATCAAATAGTTCATTGGACATATCATTCTCCTGTCATACTATTTATAAGTTTTTTTATCTAAAGTGCTTGACAAAAGGTGTTTAATTCTGTATAGTGTATGTATACTGTCATGAAAGAAAAAGAAATGCAAACATTTAATGGTTCGATGAAGTATGATATGCATGGTCGGAAGCGTAAGACTAATGCGTGGAAGACCACCCCTAAACGTGCCAAGACGGAGTTTAAACCTTTAGAGTCCTATCCTGTCCATCGTGACGATAACCGCGAGAAGTACCCTTCTAAGAGTGATATGGGACGTGATATTGTAAGGGTAGACAATTCATATAGAATTGAAGAGTCTAAGAAGTTCACGGTAGCACCAGCCTATAATAAGGGTGCATATCAAGTAATCTCACGTTCAGACGTGAAACACATAGGAAAATAGTATGTTATTAAACCCAGATGATAGAACCCCATTCGAAGTATTAACAAAGGCGATGTACGAGGACAACCGTAGTGAACGTAGATTGTGGAAAGACGAAGAAATCTCTTATGAACAATATGTTGAAGAGAATATGCAATTTCTGCTTGACAACTTCAGAGAAGTGTGATATAATACTTGTATTGATAATGAGAACTGTGAGGATATTATGAAGATTGTAATTCAAACCCAAGTACGAGAGAACTATGCTGCCCACAACGAGGACTATGTCCAAGGTGTAACGCAGGATTACTGGAAGTACAAAGGCGGTAGAACCTTTGTAGTAAACAATGTGACCATTGCACAGTCTCAGGATGACGCCTTCTGGCAGTCCTTAACGGACGCTGTAACAGAGATGAACGAATCCTTTGAGGAGTATATCCTCAGTAGCGACCTCGTTGATGAGTGCGACTTCGACCTAAGAAACTTCGCCGTCACCCTAGAGAAAGACCTCTTCACCGAAGGGTTTGTTGCACTGAGGAAGACCATCAATGGTGAGTACGGTTACATGAGAAAAGAAATACTCAGTAAGTACGAGAGATGGTTACAGATTGGTGGCGAACAGAAGGACTATTCCAGTTCGTTCGAATTCGTCAACGGTAAGATTCTTCCGTATAAAGAGTCGTGTGATTACCTGAAG